TAGCTATGCAGCTAAACTAGGCGAAACGGATGACTTAGTAATGAGTATGTTACTGGCTATCAGAATGATTCAATCGTTACAACATTATGATGTTGAGCTAGACAATAGATTAAAAGACGAACTGGATCAGATGATCGTTCCCATGCCCTTTATTATGATGTCTCAATAGTATTACCCAGACTAAATACTATATATCCAGTAAGGTCGCATACCCATGAAAAATATTGACAAAATAGCTGAAGCATTGTTTGATAAAATCCGTAGTAGATTTGAACATATCTCTTTGGGCGATGCAGAAGCCAAAGACACAACTGAGCCAGAAAATGCTAGGTTTTTTAACTTTGATTATATCAGCCCATCGAAAACTAACTATGGTAACATCACACTAAGCTTAGTAGATGAGAATAGCCTCAAGGTTTACTTTAGTAAGAGTCTTAGTGATAAAATTGAGCCTGATGATCAACCTGATTGGTTTAATTTTTTAAAGACGTTGAGATTTTTTGCCAAGCGTAATATGCTCAAGTTTGATACACGCGATATTAATCGTGACAATCTACAATCCAGAGATGTTGACCAATTAGCACAAACATCAGATATGCATGTGGCTACTGATAAATCAGTAACTGAAAGTAAGTTAAGTGGAAATAGCCGTACCAGCTATCAAGAAATTGGTCCAGTTCGTTTGGTCGTAAAGCATAGCGGAGTTGTCAATGATGAAATCCGCGGTGCAAGATCAAGAAAGATTGAGTCTATTTTTATAGAGACTGCTGAAGGCGAACGGTTTCGTATGCCATTCAAGAAACTTAGTGCAAGCAGAGCAATAGCAGAACATCTATCGCAAGGTGGGCAAATGCATGATCCAATCGGCCAGCATGTAGTTCAAATGGTCGAAGAAATGTCCAAGCTTAGTTCATTTGTGCGTAGTACTAAAAATCGTATGTTTGAGGATGCCGAAACCCAAAGTATGTGTGAGGCCGCTGCTGAACGCTATATGCAATTAAACAGCGCAATCAAGCGTATGGGCAGCACCCGAGGATATAAGCTATACGCTGAGTCATACATTCCGGAAACATTAACTGAAGATGATGTAGATTTAGCAGCGTTGAAAGAACGATTTATGAAGAAAATGTTTGATGAAAGAATCGAACCAGCATTGTCTTATGTACACCGGGCTCACCAGCGTAAGCAACAAGCGAATGAAAATAAGTACATTCAGGAGTTTGATGATTGGGCTGATGAGATTACCGATCCTGCTGATCAAGAAACTGTCGATGACGGCTTATCAGACAGTTCAATGTATAGTCTAAAAGAATTATTAGCTGAGCCACTGGCTGTAGGAATTGATGGGGCAGATGCAATTGCGGCACTTAATGATATCATTGATGATGAATCATTATTCTCTGACTTAATGGAATTAAGCATTACTGACCAAGAAGGTCCTGACGCTGATGCTAGGCCATTGATTCAAGCATGGATTGAAAACAATCAGTCACCTGATCAAGCACAGCAGCAACAAGCAGTTGTTCCTCCCGAGCCTGCTGCAGTCCCTACCACAGAAGACATAAGGTCCATTAAAAGGTTGGCAGGCCTAAGGTAATACAAGTGCGAGTCACGGAAATTATCACTGAGTCTAATAGCATATTTGGACGCAAAAAGAATAAGATTTACAATCTGATGATTAGTAAAATTGACAGCGGTCCGTTTGACGGTGGATGCGTCACGGTAGCAATGGCATTACAGATGGTTTATGGTGGTGACATTGTAGTGCTAGTTGGTTTACCACATCGTGCCGCTAAGACTGAGGCAGCTCAACATGCTGCACTTTCTCTAAATGGTAAGCTCATTGACGGAGATGGTCCTTTGCCACCCGAGGCGTTTATCAAAAGATTTGTTAATGCAGAAATGGCGCATGTAGGCGGGACAGTAACCGGTATCCGCCCAATTGAATCAAATGACCTACCAGAGGCTCCGAGAGATGCAGAGCTTGCAAAACAAATTGCACAGATGCTGAAGTAGCACGGTATAAAGTGTAGTTCACGGGACGGCAATCCCCAACTACTCTGGCAGTATAACTAAAGAAGGAACTATCAGCATGACTATTTATTATATCTATGTAAAGACCCATACTAAAACTGGTCTTAAATATCTCGGCTTCACGACTAAATCAGATCCTCACAAGTACAAGGGATCCGGTGAATACTGGTTGCCACATCTTAGGATTCACGGAAACGATTATAGTACAGAAATAATTCGTGAATGCAAAACTATAGTAGAAGTGTCAGAATGGGGATTGTACTACAGTGACCTTTGGGATATAGTGAAATCTAAAGATGCATCTGGAAAAAAGATATGGGCTAACTTAAAACCTGAATCAGGAAATGGTGCTGCTAGTGGTAGAGATAATCCTATGCATAAACCTTTAATAAAGGCTCGTCATAATATTGCAATTAATGATCCTGTGGTCAAGGCTCGGCATAGGATAGCTACCACTATAGCAATGAACACTGCGTCAACCCAGGAAAAACTACGCAAATCTCGCAACACACCTGAATACAAGCAGAGATTGTCCCAGACTTTACATCATCCAGATGTCATCGCGGCACGCAAAGGCAGAGGAAATAGTCACTATGATCATACGATATATGTCTTTCAGCACAGTACAACAGGCAGGACAGAGGAATGTACTAGACATGATCTTATGATAAAATACGGATTGGACCAGGGAAACCTAGCACACCTGATAAATGGTAGATGCAATATCATCAAGGGATGGAAAATAAAAAACAACAATTAGTCATTTCGGACTAAATACTCTTGACATGTTCTATTGCATCAAGTATAATAGACACATGTAAGTAGCTCGCCGAGCTACGACATACAAAACTAAGACCATCTTAAATCTAACATAAAAGGAAATAACATCATGGCAACATCACTCGCAGAAATCCGCGCCCGGCTACAAGCAAGCGAGCCTAAGGCTCAGGGCAGCAGCAATAATAAAAATGGCGAATCTCCAATCTATGCTCATTGGAATATCGCTGAAGGCGCAAGTACGAAGATTCGTTTCTTGCCAGACGCAGACTCAAAGAATACTTTCTTCTGGGTTGAGCGCAATCTAATTAAACTTGACTTTGCAGGAATTAAGGGAGAACCAGGTAGTCGTCGCGTAGAAGTTTCCGTCCCATGTATGGAAATGTACGGTCGCGATACACCGTGTCCTATCCTAGCTGAAGTGCGCCCTTGGTTCAAGGATCCAAGCATGGAAGACATGGGCCGCAAGTATTGGAAGAAGAAGTCTTACATCTTTCAGGGATTCGTTCGTGAGAACGCACTAACTGATGATAAGTGCCCTCCCAATCCGATTCGTCGCTTTATCATTAGCCCACAGATTTTTAATCTAGTTAAGAGTGCGCTAATGGATCCTGAACTAGAGAATCTACCCACTGACTATAACAGTGGCCTAGACTTCACTGTGACTAAGGGTGCAAAGGGCGGCTTCGCTGACTATAGCACTAGCAAGTGGGCCCGCAAGGAAACTTCACTTAACGCTGAAGAACTCGCAGCAATTGATGAATTTGGTTTGTTTAACCTAGCCGAGTTTCTTCCCAAGAAGCCAGGCGAAGTAGAACTTCGTGTCATCAAGGAAATGTTTGAAGCTTCAGTCGCTGGCGAGGCATATGATGCTGAACGCTGGTCGCAGTACTTCAAGCCAAGCGGCTTTAATTACAATGCTGCTCCAGCAGCAGCCAAGCCAGCATCAGTTGCAGCTAAGGCCCCTGCAGCAGGTATTGCAGCATGGGAAGATGATGTTGATTCAGCAGAGGAATCATTTAGTAGGCCTGCAGCATCTGCTCCAGTAGAAGCAGCAAAGCCAACTAGCCAACGTGCTGAAGACATCCTAGCTCTTATTCGCAATCGTCCCAAGGCTTAATCAAGCTCGATAGGCAGGCTACCACTGTAACAAGTGGTGTCTGCCTTTTTTAATAACAAAGGAAAAATCAATGTCAAAGCCCTTCGACCTGAGCAAATTCAGGAAAAGTGTTTCAAAAAGTATTGAAGGTCTAAGTATCGGGTTCAATGATCCCACAGACTGGATTTCAACTGGTAACTAT